CGTTTGGTTGCTTATCTCAGAGAAAGATTTGATGAGATTGCTCGTCCGTTCTTGTTTGAAATCAATGATGCACAAACTAGAGCTAGAGCAAAAGTTGTATTTGAAAGATTCCTTGCAGACATTCTAAGTAGACGAGGACTTAACGACTTTGCAGTGGTTTGTGATGAAACAAACAATACGCCAGCAAGAATTGATCGTAATGAATTTTATGTTGATGTTGCTATTGAACCAGCAAAAGCGGCAGAATTTATCTACGTTCCAATTAGATTGGTTAACACAGGCACACTAAACTCAACAAACTAATAAAAATTAACTGAATACTTAATGGACTGCTTCGTGTGGTCCATTTTTTTTGGCGGTTTTTAATAAATACAATTAGCCGGTATTATGAGGAGATCGAAATGGCAGTTATTACAACATTAGGGGTTCCAGACAATTCAGGAAACACCACAACAATCATGCCCAAACTACAGTATCGTTTTAGAGTGACGTTCGTAGGTGAAGGGTTCACCGCTACTCCTACTAGAAGTGTTATTAGTACAACAAGACCCGCATTGACACACGATGAAATTCCGTTAGATGCATACAACTCAAGAATTTACCTTGCAGGTAAGCATACTTGGGACACAGTGTCTGTTGTATTAAGAGATGATGTAGACAGCGTAGTGCTAAGAGAATTAAACAATCAATTGAATAGACAAGTTGATCACGCTAACCAAAGTGGTCCAAGAGCAGGTGCAAGCTATAAGTTCCAAACCATTATGGAAACATTAGATGGCGCAAGTCCAACACCAGGAGTATTGGATAAGTTTGAACTAGCAGGATGTTACATTGCAAATATTAGCTATGGCGACATGGCATATGCTAGCAGTGATCAAGTACAGGTAACAGTAGGTATAAGATACGACAACGCAGAAATTTTTGATGCCGCAGGTAATGCAACACTAACAGGCGCTGATCAGGATCAGACAGTAAGTAACGCAACTGGCGGTGGTACACAGGCTTAACTAAGGTAGCATAAATGGGATTAACTAGTAATACCGGCCCATATAACGCCGCCGCAGAGCATTTCGGAGCAGATGATCCAGTAATGGTCAAAACTCCGAGACTGTCGTACAATTTTAGCATACAATTCTTACTTAATGAAAACGTAGCTATGGAAGACGATAGCTTTGGCAGAAACTTTACATTTAACAGAGTAGTAAGTGTAACAATGCCAGACTTTGACTACGGCTTGATGCCAGTTAATCAATACAACAGAATAAGACAAGTACCAACGAGAATGACTCCTGGTCCTATGAATGTTGTATTTTATGATACCAAAGACAATCAATTTCAAACACTATTAAAAGCATACGGTAATCATTACTTCCAAGGACACGAAATGGGAAGTGGTAATTTTAACGGATACAATACGTTAGATGAACAGTTTAGTTCAGGTGCAGGACATGAATTTGGCGCCAAAACTATACCAGCAAATGCTAGACACTTTTTTGAAGAAATAAGAATACATAACAAAGATACTGCCCAAGGTGGCAGAACAACTACATTGTTTAACTGTATGGTTACACAAATACAACACACTACATTTGATTACGCATCTAGCGGTACTTCTAGTTACACTGCACAATTTCAGCCTGAGCATGTAAACATAGGTAATCTTGGAGAAGAGTTTATTAATGAAACACAAGCTACAAGACAAGGACTACTTAGTGATATTGCAAGCAAAGTATCAAGTAGACCAGGACTTGCATTAGGAGCCGCGGCACTAGCATTATCTCAGACTCAAACTGGACAGAGAGTGTTCAACGGTGTATACAATCAAGCAAAAGAATCACTTAGAAATATAGGTGGTAAAACTTTTGTTGTGCCAAATAACCCACCGCCTGGTGTAGCTGGCGGGGCTATCGAAGGAATGTTGCCCGAAGAATAGTATCGATAAATACTACTAGAATGGCAAATAAATTTCAACAGGGTATATATGAAGTCAGAAATCCACGTAAGTATGTAGGCAAACATCGCCCAAAATATCGTAGTGGGTGGGAATTAAAGTTTATGCGTTTATTAGATACACACCCTAATATACTTGCATGGGCTAGCGAAAGTCATCGTATACCATATAGAAATCCAGCTACTGGTAAGAACACACATTATGTTCCAGATTTTTTTATAGTATATGAAGATAAGGACAAAGCTAGAAAAGCTGAATTTATAGAAATTAAACCTGCAGGACAAACACTAGCACATGCTAAGAGTCCAATGCAAAAAGCGGCGGCTATTGTAAATGAAGCAAAGTGGCAAGCCGCAAAAGTATTTGCACAAAGACAGGGAGTTGGATTTAGAGTACTCACTGAAAATGAATTATTCAACCAACCTAAGAAAAGGAAACGCAAATGAATTTAACAGATATGGTAGTTTTAGTAGTTTCATTATGGGGACAAACGTCTTCAGGAGAATGGCAGTACATTGGTAATCAATATGTACAGCAACAACCAATGACTTTAACAGAATGTAGTGAGTTCATTGCTGGACAAAACTGGGGAAAATATGAAAAAAATCCTTATTACAAAATTCAACTCGCATGTTATCATACTGGAGATAAACCATGACTAATAAAATAGAAGATGTATTTAATCTGCCACCAGCAAATGAACAAATAGATGAGCCTATCAAACAGGAAGAGACTGGATTGGATATTGCACAACTACAACAACAATTAGATGTAGCAGATAAAATTGATGCCGCATTGCCAATGGTAAGAGATTTAGAACAACTAGATGCTGACATGGACAAGTACGCTGATAAAGCAATGCATGCCTTTCAGGATCTCATGGATCTTGGACAAAATGTTGAAGATAGGCATGCCGCGGCTGTATTTGATACAGCAAGTAAGATGATGACCAATGCTATCACTGCTAAAACAGCAAAAATGGACAAAAAACTAAAGATGGTACAACTACAACTGCAAAAAGCCAAATTTGATGCACAAGAAGCTAAATCAAAAGGCGGAGATACTGCTATTCAAGGCGAAGCAGAAGAGTTCGAAGATCGTAATAGTTTGATAAATGCAGTCATTGATAAAATGAATAAATCGGATAAATAATTACAATGAAGGAAGAAGCGATGAAAACTTTGAAACAATATCTAGCAGAATCTGAGAAAAGCTACAAGTTTAGACTTCGTAGTATTAACGAGATTTCAGATGAGCATATGGACAGAATTGAGTCGCATATGAAAAAATATAATATGGAAAGCATGAGTGCATGTAAGAAAACAATCATGCAAAGCAAGCCCAGAGGATTTGGTGACGTAGGTCCAAATGAAGTTTTCATTTGTGATATGGAATTAAAATTACCAGCAACTCCCAATGCACTACAAGAGGAAATTGCAAGAATTTGTGGTTGTAGTGAAGGCAGTATTATAATAAACAATATGAATGAATCAGAAGAACTTTGGAATGATGAAATCAAAGATGATGACGAAGATCCAAAGAGCGTACTAGCCGACGCAGATTACAGTGACGCTGAAAAAGTAGATCACAGTGAACATTATGGTAACGAGTTTGTTGACAAGTTTGTTAAAGCTCAGCCAACAGGCGAATTGAATACAGAATACAAAGTATAAGGTGTGAAAAAATGAACTTAGAAGACTTAATCAAACTAGCAGGAGTGACAAAGTCCCCATACGACACACCAGTGCAAGAAGAACAGCCAACAGAGATTGAAGAACAGCCAGTAATGGACGAGACTGAAGGCATGAGAGCGTTAATTGCATTGGTAACTCCAGAGCAGTTAAACCAATTACAAGGCAACGCTCCAGTTGAAGAAGAAGGATTTGCTAACAGTGGCGATGAATATGCTGGCGAACCTGAAGAATATCAAGGCACATTGGGGAGTCCTGCTGACCTCAGCCTCAGAAGATATTTGGGAGCAAACGGCGTTCCAGTTAATGTAGATGAAACAAAAGTTTATGAAGATCACAAATTAGAAGATCTTAACGAAGCTTGGAAAGCATACAAGCTAGAAGAAAGACCATCAGACCTAGGAAATATATTAAAGAGTTTTAGACGTGATGGTTCAGCAAATATGATGCCAACAATTAGAGATGTAAACACAAAAACAACAGGGCCAGATGGAAATCCTACAGCTCCTGTAACAGGCCCAGGCGATAGAGGCTTTACACCAGGCGTACAAGAGCCAGAAACAAGATTAAAGAACCAAAGAGGTTACGACCCAATGGCTGATAATATTGGGCTAGACAATCGTCAAGAACCACCAGCTAGCTTACAAAACAAAAGAGGTTTTGATCCAATGGGTGATCAAGCACAACCAGCTAGCTTACAAAACAAAAGAGGCTTTACACCAGGTGAGGACGAATTAGATATTGGTATAGATCAACCAGGTGAGCCAATTCCAGAACCAAGACCAACACCTGATCCAGAACCAACTCCGGGCGGTGGTCCAGAAGAACCACCAACACCAATTCCAGGTGAACCAATTCCAGAGCCAAGAGAGCCGGGTGAACCAACACCAACTCCAGGTGGTGGACCAGAAGAGCCACCAGAGCCAACACCAGGTGAGCCAGTTCCAGAACCAAGAGATCCAAAAGCCCCACCGGCACCACCAACACCAGGTGGTGGACCAGAAGAGCCGCCAGCAGTACCAGGCGGTGAACCAGTTCCGGAGCCAAAAGAGCCGAGTGAACCAACACCAACACCAGGTGGCGGACCAGAAAAGCCAGGTGATGTACCTGGAATGGAAAAACCAAAAGGTGATGTAGAAGCTAAACCAGTTAAAGGTGATAGAGCTGGAGCTGTTACAAAACAAATGAAACAAGATGCACGAGATTATGCTGACAGAGAAGGCTTACCAATGGATCAACTAGGTACATTAGTAAAAGGTACAGTTGGCGGAATTTCAACAACACTAGAAGTTGATCCAAACTCAGGTGTTGTTACTGATATGAAAACCGGTGATATTATTGGCGGTGATGATGCTGAAGCGGCTAGAAAAGCGGCAGGCGTAAAAAGTGAAAGCCTACAAAGACTAGAATATTTGTCAGGTATTAATGAAGCATATACAATGATGGAGAGACCATCAGATAGATCACGCAGAGGAACAAGACCACCAGATGCGATAGGACCAGGAATTATACAACCTAAAGTTGGTGAACCAATTCCAGAACCAAGACCAACACCGATCCCAATGCCAATACCGGGAGGCGGACCAGAAGAGCCACCTGCAGATCCAGGCTTTGATCCTGATCCAGATTTTCCAGATGAGCCAGAGATGCCAGGTGTACTAGATGATCCTACAACAAAAATGCCTCAGGTACCAATGAGTACTAAAATTGATCCAGCGGATTTAGATGGCGATGCGCCAGATGAGCCAGATCAAGGCAAAGACTTCTTTGGCAGAGACAAAGCCAAGCTAGCACAAAAAGATGCTATGTTTAAAAAGTATGGATTAACTCCACCAAGAAGTGAATCAACAGTAAATGAAGAACCAAACGAAGGTAACGAATTTACTGGAGAATTAGCTAAAGCTAAAGCGGCTGGCAAAAAAGAATTCTCAGTAGCCGGTAAAACATACAAAGTTGAAGATGTTGATGCTCTTTCAATTCTTAAAAAGAATGCAGGGATATAAACAATGCCAACATCACAGGAAATGAGAGTACAAAATACATTTGATAAAGCAATGGATCAAATCAACAACTTACAAAAAGTTTTCCGTGATGAGGGTGGACTTGCTAAAGCAGTAGTTGACATTGGCGGTAGTCAAGACTTTGGTGCTATACAAGAAGCATTTGACAACTTGTATGGTGCATTGGAAGATGCACACTATGATGCAATGGGTAGTCTTGAAGTAGAAGCAGTAAAACAAAAACTAGGACTAGTTAAAGAAGATCCTAGCAAGCCAAAGTTTCCAATAGAAATAGAACTAGCTGGTGACAGCATTTGGGATAGAGATGAACCTAATCCAAAAACTGTCACAGTTACAGACTATAAATTTGAAAAAGACGAAGAAGGTTATGTAAGCCTGTATGTTATGCACAATGGTCCTTGGACAATTTACACAGACAGTGGATTTGAAAAAGAAATGAGTGAAATAGTTGGTATGGAACTTTCATTTAGCGAACAAGGCATGCAAGATGATGGTGTAGCTCATTTAGAAGGCGGAGAAAACATTGGAGAAAGTAGATTAACCGAAGGCTACGAAAGCAAAGTAAAAGAAATTTGCAAAGATGCTGGAGTTGATTGTAGTTTCAAAGATGGCAAAATGTATGTAGCCAAAGAAGATATGGCAAAAGCCAAAAAAGCATTAAAGGACAACGAAGATATTTTAGAACTACCAGACATGGTAGCTGAAAATGAAGAACTGAACAGATTAAAACAACTAATTGGCACTGACACAATTAGAGAAATGAAACAGTAACATGAGAATATCTGAAATATTATTTGAAGATCCTGGCGATCCAGAAGAAACTCCAAAAATTAGACCAGCTGGCTGGTCGCCTGCGAAAAAAGGTATGGATGACTTTGAGCCTAACACACCTTTTGCTTATGGAACAAAGCATAAGATGCAACAGAGAATGAAGAAAACACAGCAAAAAGCTAAAGATGCTGGCTATGTAAAACCAGACGGAACTGCTGATACTAGAGGATATTTCCAAAACAAACATGACCAAGAACGAGCGGCGGCTCAAAAAGCAGACCGTGAGTATAGAGAGAAAAATCCTACAGGAGTCGTAACAAGAAATGATTCAGGAGACGATACTGGCAATGATGGTGTAACTGTAAGATCGTATGAAGATCCACCTAAACAAGTTCATCCAGATGATCGAAAAGATCAAAATAAATGGATGGGCGATGTAATGAATAAAAGGGCAAAAACT